TTGCTGAGAGTCAAACTCTGCTTGGAGTCTTGTTAGTTCCGCATCAATCTCTGCTTGAGTAGGTTGTGTTTGTTCTGTATCTAACCAAGTTAGCTCGTCACCAAGAATAAGCCATTCTGCTGCTGGTCGTAAAGATTGTAATGCTGTTGATATGCTTATCATCTTATGCTCCTATTTCCATAACTGTGATTGTTGACTTTAAAGCACCCCAGTTAGTTGAGCCATCTGGTGTATTAATGTAAGCTGTATTAGTACCACTCCAAGACTTAAATTGTACTTTGTATGTTAATGCGGATGTAGAAGCTGGTGAATGTAACCAATTACCAGATATAGTACCACCTATAAAGCCCAAGAACCCACTTGGGAAGGTTATCAAGTTGTTACCAAAGTTACCGTCTGTACCCGTTGGATATACATCTGAAGATACTGTTTCTATAAGCCTTATTGTTGCACCATACTTTTGGGAATCATTACGAGTTACTCCAGTATATACAGTAGCAAATACAAGAACCTTGCTTGTTGTTGCTGATGGTGTAATACTTACAGCTATACTTGTATTTTGATAAGTTCCAGATGTTGTATTACCTAGAGTTCCGTTTTCAACCTGCAAGACCTGCAACACCTTACCACCACCAGGTAGGTTAGTAAGACTTGCTCCAGAGATAGCTGGAAGATTACCACTTAACTTAGTAGCATCCAGTGTACTTGTACTATCTAATATAGTACCAGCAGAATCGGGTAATGTAATCGTTCTTGTTGAGCTTGTCGTTGGTGCTATTAGAGTGACTGTTCCTGTACCTGATGCTGAACCACTGACTTTTAATTTTGCCATATCTTAATCTCCTAAAGTACAACCCAAGTATGTCCAGTTGGTACTGTCACACTGATGCCTGTATCAATTTGTATCGGCCCTACACTTACCGCACTTTTATTTGCACTTAATTCGTAGTTTGTTGTAACAATAAGTTCATTTTCCATGAAGACTTTATCGTTACCGCCGCCTGTAGCACCACCGCCCATCTCTGCAATTGCATCTAATACACCTGCAGTAATACGAAGCTCAATTCTATCACCTGATGTATAAGCTCGACCGGTTGTACTTTCTTGAGCTCTTGTTACTGTTAGGACATCTGTAGACCTAGCAGTACATTTAACAATCTCAAGATTATTTGCACTATCTAAAAGCGTTGCATAGAAATAGTCGGGTGAAGTAAGCGCAGGGAACCTTGCTCCCTCACCTGATGTAAGCGTAATACTTGTAGCACTAGAAGTAATACTCGCTGCTAGTGTTGAATACGCGTTATTGGCGACTTTAACTGCCATAATTTACTCCTAGTTTACAGTAACTGTCCAAGTAATACCTAGTGTATCAGCTGCTGCTTTATTGATTACAGAGAACACCGTTCTACATAACATCGTGCCTGTTGTCGCATGATTAAAAATACCTGCTTCAGTTACTGCGCCTGTACCTACACCTGCACCGAACGTTACTACGTATGCAACACTGTTAGTTGTAACAGTTGTAGATGTTAGTCCTGTACGGCTAGATGTGATTTTAGTCTCAAGTGCTGTATTGCCTATTACAGGAGCTGTAGTACCTGTACCTAGTTCCATATGCGACATTGCAGTTGCAGTTGCATCTTTCATACGCGAGGCAATATAACCCTTACCTGCTGTAACTACGGTATTAGGTATAATTATTTCTTTAGTAATATCGCCTTTCTCATTTGTTAGAGTAAGCTTTAACTCACCCGTCATTTTAATGCTATCTTTTAACATTAGTTTCTCCTATGTAATAGTAGTTATATTAGCCATATACGCGCCGATTGTCAACGTCGGATAGTGGAAGTCTACCACAAGTCCTGCATCACTTGTATCAGGATATGTAATTAAACCGTGGTTCATAATAGGTTCGTTGACCAAACCTGGTGCGCCGATAGTGCCTGTATGCGCTTCGTACGTCGTACTATCAGCTTCACACCCATCTGGGAATGTGGCCGAGTTTATTAAACTATTATCGCCGTTTAGTAGGCAATCATAGTCTGCTATTGTTAGTAACCTAGGGGTGTGTATAAAGCCTGACTCACCGTCAGACATAAATACTTCATCCCAATATTGATTTGTCTCACCTAGAGTCAATGTAAGTGCAATGCTCTCAGTAGCAGTAGCAGTAGATGTTAATATAGAAGTTACAGTCTTCGCAAGACTATCACTTGGAGTTGCTGAACTTGCTAATGCTTTAGTAAGACTAAATAAGTTAATTGAATCCGATGCTGTTACCGGGTCAGGGTCTACGTCTACGTCAGTTAAGTCATAGTCAACAGCAGATGTAAACTGTTTAACGATTGTGCTCGTTGTAGATACTGAACTCGTAATTGCTTTCGTAATATTACGGTTAGTAATACTATCCGATGGAGTAACTGAGTCAGGTTCATATTTGTTATAGGTAAACGTATTGAGTACGTCCGCCATTGTAATAGGGTCAGACTGGACAGAAGTAGGCTGTGTAACTACAGAGTCACCCGCCGTTAAAATCTCAGTCTGGTTGCTTGTAAAGCTGCTAACAAGACTATCGGTTGCACTTGCACTCGACGTAGCTGTAGAGGTTACGCTCTTCGCGTCAGAATCTGTTGCTGTGAGTGTGCTTGTTGCACTCTTCGTAGGCTCTAAAGCTGCAGAATCTGTTGCAGAAACTGGGTCAGGGTCTATATCAGCGTCACTCATGTCGAAGTCGACAGATGAATGGAATATCTTACTGACTACTGCTGTAACTGTTACATCTGAAGCCTCAGTAATATTGACCGTCTTAGCTGCACTATCAGTTGCTGTCGCTGATGAGGTAGCAGTAGAGGTAGCGCTCTTAGCATCTGAGTCAGTAGCGGTCAGAGTCTCAGTAGGACTTGTACCTACATCTTTTTTATTAATTGTATCACTTGCCGTAACTGTGTCACCCGACACTACCTTACCGGGTTCATTACTTATACTATCGCTAGAGGTTAAAGTTTCAGATAGGGCTCTACTTAAGTCAAATACCGTAGCATCTACAACAGTTACCGGGTCAGGGTCTATATCAGCGTCACTCATGTCGAAGTCGACAGATGAATGGAATATCTTACTAATTACTTCAGTAGCTGTTACTGAACTTGCGAATGATTTAGTTACGTTAACCGTTAAGGCATCTGCAATGGCTACTGTTTCTGATAAAGGTTTAGTAATAGTAAAACTATTAATTAAATCAGCTATAGATACTGTCTGCTCACTTAGCACTTCTAGTGGTACAATAAATGCTGTTGCGCTAATTGATGTTGCTGGTGCAGCGGTTAAACCTATAAAGTCGTCAACTTTATTTGTTACAGCAGCTATACTCGACACTGAAGCCGAGGCTAATATAAGCGATGTTACTGCCGCTGTAAACTTTATATTCACTAGAAGTTTTCTCTGACTCTAAATCGTAATGTATCGTATACTGTTTGTATACTACCATTATAATCTACGAGTATTTCCCCCTCATATGCTCCTGCGTCTACGTCTAATACGCCTCCGCTAAAATCAAACTGTACCTGACCTTTTGTTCCGCTATCTATTTTTGTTGTTGTAATAGTTGATAGTAATGTTGTACCGCCCATTGCTCTAAACTTTACTTTAACTACTGTTGTCGCTACCGATAAATCTAATACACCGCCTGCGACATCATCCGTTAACGTTAGAATGATTAATGGCTTCTCATCACCTTTTACTAATTTAATTACATCAGCCATAATATCCTCAAGCTAGTGGGCGCATCTCAACGGTCATAGATGCTCGTGCTGCACCTAGATTCGTTCTTGCTCTACGCTCTGAAATTTTAAATGAAAACTGTTTCGCATGATATGTAGCTAACTCTTTGTCACTCCAGTTTTTATCCGGGAGTACAAGGAGATGTTGTAACGCTCCGTGCATAATTACATTCTCTAGCTCGTCTAATATTGACTTCTCCATCTTAGTCGCTGTACGTAGAGGCTTTAAAGCTACAATCATCTTAACATCATACTTTACTGCATCATCAGGGACGGGGGCAAGAGCAAAATTATCAGCATCAAACTGAGTAATATATCTAGGCTCTGAGCGCTCTTCAGTTGTAGCTTCAGGCCATTTAGGTTGTATATCATGTAAATGCTCAAGCGTAACAGGCTTTAGTCTGCGACCATTTACTGTCACAGTTAAGAATGCATGAACCTCTGCATCTGTTGGTGCGCTGTACGCATAGTCGTACACACCTGGTGTTAAGCGTAATTTAGATTGTTCATAGCGCCATGCTAATGTTCTCTCACAAGCTTCAATAGCTGCATCACGAACATACTGCTCTATGATTGGCGTCGGACATCCGGGAACACTTGGGGCTAAACGAGATACGATTGTACTAAAATCACGTGATGCCATTAGATAACCTCCTTAGGCTTCATACCCGATTGTTCGG